AGGATGTAAAAACTCAGGGGGTTCTCAATTGGCAGGGGTGTCATACCCCGCTTGAAGCCTTTTTTACTAGCGGTGGAGCATCGCATACTCTCCAGTTAATGAAAGACAGAGGGGTTAAGCATTGCTCATACAAGACACTAAGATACCAAGGACATAGAGATCTTGTCCACTACTTTATTCATACCAAAGGATTCTCTCCAAAGGGATTATCAGAATTGTTTGCCCCTCATAGAGAAAAAGATATTGTTATTTTAGATGTATGGGGATACTCAGATCGTTTCGAGTATCGCGTCTCTCACGCTATCCATGCTGACTTTGAAACAGATGGGTATAGTGCTATGCAAAAGGCTACAGCCGCAGGGTTTATTGCTGCGGCATTATCGTCTGATGTTAGTCAGCGTAGACCACTAACATATGCAGATGTAGATATAGATCTATTCAATTCAACAGTAAATAAAATGGGGATTATGAAATGACAGGACGCAGAGATTTTTTTAAAAAATTAGGACTTGGCATTGGTGCTCTAGCAGCAGCACCTTTAGTAAAAAAAGTAGAAGCGATAGAGCAGGCGACGATTGAAAAGGATGCCGCAGTCACCTATACTAAGACTACGTTTCCAGACGAAACAACTTCCGTTAACGGAGTTAGAACAGAGTGGCCAAAGTGGCTAGAGAATAAGGTCATAAACGGTGGGTCGGGAAATCTTCTTCCTCTTGGCGAAGATTTTAAAATTGAGTATTATGAAAGCCTTGATGATTGTATCCATGAGATACATAGTCCTGACAGCCCCTCTCCTATGACGACCCACAACTATGGAGTTTCTCCTCTTTCGGGAACTCTTGATCTATGGGACACTGGTACGGCGAAAGGCTTAAGGGCACAGAGAGATATTCGAGAGGTGGACTCATCCTTTTTTATGGATCAGGTGGCAGAGAAAGGCTCTGTAGTAACCTACGATGGGATAAGTCATCCTGAGTGCCCAGTAGAATGCGTTAGACTACAACAAGGAGACGAGCCTGTTGCAGGTATTCTTCTAAACGATGTAGTAAACATTGATTTAACCAATTCTCACTACCCTCTTGCCTCAGATGTTATGAAGGGCGGTAAGGTTCAGGTGTTGCGAAAAGGCACAATCATTACGAGACCTTTGGGAGAACCTACCCCAGGAGCCAACGCCTATGCTAATGGCTCTTATATAACAACCGACTATAGCGATAGCTCAGTACCTCAAGAGTTTCGATTAGGGGTGGCACGTAAGATTGGGACATTTTTAAGCGGAAAGGATCAAGATGGTTTTGCGAAAGTTAGTATCACTAATCTTTGATTATAATGCCAAGCCCCCTGCCTCCGTAGATTGTGCCGACTGTGGTAAGTCCTGCGACCCTGTCTACTGGGCTGGAACCTCAGCACGATGTACTGATTGTCATAATGCTCGTATGGGAGAAGACGAGGAGTGCGATGGCAAGATAGGTATTGAGTATAGCTGTAAGGATGGGCAGCTATATGTCTCAGCAGCGGTAGAGGATGCTTCCGAAACATCTGCTGATCTACTGGCTCGTACTTGTCTTCGAATAGAGACTGGAGAGATAGCAGAGTTTGTATATCAGGCTCTCAGTGTATGGGCACAGGAAGATATTCATAGATTGCAATTTATGGAGAAGGTAGCGATACGACTAATGGAGCTTCGTGGTACAGAGAAAGGTAAAAAGAAGCTGGCAGTTGACCCCTCACAAGTTTTTGATTTTAGGAACATAAAAGAATGAAGCAGTATCTTGACATAGTGCGGAACGTTATGGAGAACGGACACTTGAAAGGGAATCGTACCGGAGTGCGAGCAAAGACCACTTTTTGTGAAGTATTCAGACATAATATGGCTGACGGTTTTCCACTTTTAACAACCAAAAAAACATATATGCATGGGATTGCTGTCGAACTAGAAGGCTTTCTCAACGGTATAACAAGTAAGGGATGGTATCAGGAGCGGAGATGTAAGATATGGAACGAGTGGGCAAACCCTAAGTCGGTAGAGAGTATGAAGGCAGAGTTAAAGGAGGCTCATCCTACTAAGGAAGACTACTCAACAGAGATGGTACAGGAGATAGCCAATGATCTCGGTCCTATATATGGCTATCAATGGCGTAATTTTGATGAGCATTATCCTGTACAATGGGACGCAGGACCAGAAGACTTTGGGGATAGAGCTTCTCTAGATTGGCCGGTAAACGGAATAGAGAAGGGGTGTGACCAACTAAAAAATGTAATTAATACATTAAAAACTAATCCAGACGACCGCAGGATGGTCATATCTGCCTGGAATCCTAACCAAATACACTTGATGGCACTTCCTCCCTGCCATTACGCCTTTACTTTAGTTCATATCAATGGTGTATTAAATTTATGTTGGAAGCAAAGATCCTGCGATCTTATGCTAGGAGTACCGTTTAATATTGCCAGCTATGCACTGCTTTTAGAGTTGATTTGTAAAGAAAGTGGCTTAATACCGGGAGAGTTGGTAGGTATTTTAGAGGATTGTCATATCTATGAAGACAAAATGAAAGGTGCAGTCCAGCAGCTTGAGCGTGACCCCAGACGATTACCGACTATCACGATCCCATATGGTGGCTTTGATATCTTTAATTGGACGCATGAGGATTATAGTTTAAATAATTACGACCCCCATCCAAAAATAGACTTTGGCAAAGTCGCAGTATGAGGTGAGCAGATGAGCGAGCACAATGAGTTAACTGTTAATGGTGAACTTGTACCATACCCATCAGGGAATGATGTTTATTGGGAGCATTGGGTTGATGCCTATAACAATGAAGGTATTGACAACACAAAAAAAATGATTCAAGAGATTGAAGAAGAGACAGATGCAATGCTGGCAGGAGAACCTGTTGCTTATAATGACGACTTCGATGAAGAGGATATACCTTTTTTTAATCCTCAAATAAAAACAATGATGACCCCCTTTGGAGTGCTGCCTCTAACAGAAGATTCTTTTGCAAGCAAGCACTTTAAGTTTTGGGTAGGACATACCAACTTTAAATTATGGGAGCACTACTACGAAGTTATTGGAAATGTTCTAGGCGTAGAATCCGTTGATATACTAACTCCGCTTCGTTTTAGGATAGCGGTAGGAAAGATGTTTCAGGATAATGAGGTTAAGGAAAAAGTAAAAGAGGCACTTCTTGAGGCGTTAAAAAATGAGTCTAAAAAATCGTGATAGGGTATCAAAGGGATATATTGTTGATGAGATGCATCGCTTTAATATCCTGTTAGAGTCAAGAGAAGTTTTTTTACATGCGTGTTTTGACAATGATGGTGACCCTGGTGTCGATTATCGCATGTCTAATAACTTTGTTAAAAATATGACCTTGCTAGATCGTATAGACGATCAAAAACCTATCATTGTACATCAGCATTCGACTGGTGGTGAGTGGACAGAGGGTATGATGATCTTTGATGCTATTGCTACATGCACTTGTCCAGTAGTTATAATTATGCATGGTATAGCTGCTTCTATGGGCAGCATAATCCCCCAGGCAGCAGACCTTCGCATAAATATGCCTAATTGTTGGTGGCTAATCCATGATGGGACAACAGATGTTCAATCCGACTTCTCTATCAGAATGGCAAAGGCATGGGCAAACTGGGAAGATATCACAGGCAAAGAGATGATGAACATATATGCGGGAGCATGTGCAAATGGGGCTGTCTATAAGGAAATGAGCGAAAGACAAATCAAAAACCACATCGCTAAGAAGCTTGAGAAGAAACAGGATTGGTGGCTATCGTCCGGGGACGCTGTAAGTCACGGTTTTGCTGATGCCATATGGGGCACAGAAAACTACGAGTCCTTAGAAGCAATCAAAAGCCATGTACTTTGAATACTGCAACTACAATAAATATATAGATGATTACGGCAAAGAGCTTACCCATATCTTTGGGGCCGTTGATAAAGGGTTAGGGGGCTTAGCCCTACCTATCCATCTGATTCGCGAAGTGAAAGAATATATGCCAGCAGGAACGGTCCTAGCTACGGCCATAGACTATCCTTCTGGCTATAGCTCCCCCAAGACCCGTAGTCATGCTGTGCTCACTGCTCTTAAATCGAACGTCACAGCCATTGACTACGTACCCAACCAATATTTCGTTCGCAATAAGTTCACTGAGGTAAGCGAAGAGGTTAAGACTGCTCTGGCAATGTGCAAGGACTATGGGGCCACTCTAAGGGTATTTTTAGACTATCATCATATCAGTAATATCATCACATTCTCTCGTCAATTGGAGAAACTAGGGGTAGAGATAGTCTTTCCTACTCTTGGATATCATCATGACGATTTTTTTGATAACCTACTTAATGCAAAGATGGTAGAGAAACAAACTAGCCTTTCCGTCATCTTTAATGGGTATATGTGGACCCCCGAACACATGGAAATAATTAAAAAATCTAAGTTATTTGGTGCTAGACTGTATAATCTATCCCTTTGGTGTAAATATAAGCAGGAACAGGACTTGTAATGTTGGAATTAAAGGGACACTACGACTAAAAGTCGGAGTAATATTATGACTGATTTTAATATCTCGCTAGGTATAGACCACGGAATAACCAATGGTCTGCCTACATCTGGAGACAACGACATTGGAACCATTCGATATGGTGGCAATGTTGCAGACTCAACCTTCTTCAATGCAACAGCATTGGGTGGGCCAAACCGCGTAACAACCCTCGTATCTGGTGTTGATGGATTAAGTGGCATTTTGAGTGCTGGTCCTTTCAATGGTGGTGACCAAGTTATCCGTCGGGTGACAACCGATATCGCTAATGTTGCGAACAATGTTCTCTTGGCCGGTGCTTCTAACTCTGCGAATGGTCAATCTATCCATACTGTATTCAAGAATGCTGTCGTATACTACAAGAGAGGTATCCGTGAAAATCACTGGAATCATTTCTCTGGAGTATGGGAAGCTGGCTTTCCTGAAACTGCGAACTCTGGTATTTGGGATCAAGCAACTGATGCCGATCAAGGTGATGATGCCAGAACCAACACCACTGATGATGCAGCTCACCCAACTGCTGCTATTCCTGGTGAATTCGTTTATCGTGATGGTAGTCCAACTCCAGTACAGGATGACTACGCAGCCAAGACCCTATTTTAAGCTAGCCCTTTAACTCCTTTGAGGAAATCATCATGAGTGATCCTGCAATAATTGGAGGGATAGTTGCTATTTCAATAGCCCTGGTTAAGATACTAGACCTTGTAGTTAGCTCTTTCATTAAAAAGCTATTCCCTAGTGATGGGTGGCAAGAAGAAGAGAAAGACAGGGCTTTATCGTATTTGAATAGGTTGTATGAAATGCATGACAAGGTAGACGGCGATGGGACTCCTATTTGGTACGTTCCTAGATCATGGACAAAGACTCAAAAAGAAATCTTACAAACTGTTAGCGAAGTGGCTCATACCCAAGCCTTACTAGCCAACACAATGGAAAGATGCGTTGAGATCCTTGACCGGATTGATCGTCGAAACGGTCGCGAATAATCCTATCGAGAAACTGCATAAGGCAGAGTACAATTCCTTAACGGGTTTTGTACTTTGCCTTTTTTTATTGGGGAAGATATGGATGACAAGGAATCAAAGAGTTTTCGCTATAGATTTAAAGTAGATGAAGAAGTAGCAGAAATGTATGCTAAGAGCAACTGCAAGGAGTGCTTTGGCAAGGGAGTAGTTCGCTCACAACAGGGGACTGGAGGAGGGACTATTAGACGTGGAGGCTCTGTAATTCAGTCTATTAATTACTGTCAGTGCGTCAGAAAGAATCAAAGGAAATATGGATGAATAAAGAACTGTCATGGGATGAATTTTTTATTGGAATGTGCCTACATGCTTCTAAAAAATCAAAGGATAAGAGTACTAAGCTGGGAGCAGTTATAGTTTCTCCAGACAACACCGTATTGTCTATTGGTTTTAATGGATTTCCGCGTGGTCTTGATGACGAGATCAAAGAATATCACCTTCGCCCTATGAAATACAGCATTACAGAACATGCGGAGCGTAATGCTATCTATAACGCGGCCCGCAAAGGTGTTCGTCTAGAGGGCTCCATTATGTACTTGCCGTTTGAGCCTACTCCATGCACCGATTGTACTAGGGGTGTGATTCAGGCGGGGATTGTCGAGGTTCGAGGAACAGACTTTAAGTTTACCGGAAAGGGAAAGCAGTGGGATGACAACTTAGCTATTGCAAAAGAAATGTTGGTTCATGCGGGCATCAAAAGAACCATAGTTCCAGTTTCTTCTGAGTATGATATTAGAAACTTGTACAAATCTTAATTTTAAAAGTTGAGCGTAACTTTTTTTGGTAGAGTAACGGTGTATATTATAGAGGTCGGGAAGAAACGAGCGAGTCAAATTCTCACCGTTAAAGCGACACATCCCGATCATTTCTAGAATGGTTGTAAGGCTACCATGATAAGCGTCAGGTTGGATGATTACTTTTAATGAACAACAAACTTACAATTAACCCCTAGTAGTCTGACTTCAGCCATCATACGTGTCGCTTTTAAAAATTACGACCCACTCTGTCTGTACACGCATACGGAGTGGGTCTTTTTTTATGGAGGAAATAAATGAGTGCGTTTACCAATTCGTTCTCGGAAGAGACGTGGTTTCAGAAGTATAAGTTCAAGGATGATACTTGTGTAGAGGACACATGGAAGAGAGTAGCAGTCAACCTAGCAGGGGTAGAAAAAGATAAAGAAAAGTGGACTAAGAAATTCTATCAAGCTCTAGAAAATTTCAAATTTGTTCCTGGCGGTCGCATTACCTCAAATGCTGGGACCGGAATCAAAGGAACGACCTATATCAACTGCTTCGTTGATGGGTTCGAAGGCCGAGACAAAGACTCCATAGAGGGTATCTACGGCACTCTTACAAAGCAAGCCCAAATCCTTAAGTCAGAGGGTGGCTATGGCTTCTGTGCTGATATTATGCGTCCTTGCGGGTCTCATATTCACGGCATAGCCAACCAATCTCCTGGCTCAGTTAAGTTCTTAGAGCTATGGGACAAGTCTTCTGAAATTATTACTGCTGGCTCAAATAAAAAGTCAAATAAGAATGAAAAGAACTTCATTCGTAAAGGTGCCCAGATGGTAACAATGTCATGCTGGCACCCCGATGTTCTAGAGTTTATAGAGGCCAAGAAAACCCCTGGTCGTCTGACTAAGTTCAATATGTCGGTGCTATGTACTGATGAATTTATGAATGCTGTAGAAAACGATCAGCCTTGGGAGCTAGTCTTTCCTAACTATGAGGCATATCCAAAGCTATACAAAGAGGGCTGGGATGGGAGCATAGAGAGGTGGGTTGATAACGTAGAGAAAGCGGAGTCATTCAACTCTATCATACGCCTAGAGGAACCAAAAGACCCTTTGGTTGTTCACCATAAATTTGATTCGGCTCGTGAGCTATGGGATCTTATCATGAGCAATACATATAACCGGAACGAACCGGGAGTATTGTTTGTTGATACTATGAATCGCATGAATAATTTGCACTGGTTGGAATGGATAAATGCGACCAATCCCTGTGGAGAACAAGTTCTTCCTATAGGTGCTGTTTGTCTACTTGGTTCTATTAATTTAGTTCACTTCATTGATCCGTTAACAAAAGAATGGAAGTGGAAAGAGCTAAAGGAAAATATACATACAGCCGTAAGGTTTATGGATAATGTAAATGATATTACAAACGTTCCATTGTCTTCTCAAAAGAAAAACCTGAAAGACAAACGACGTATTGGTCTCGGTGTCTTGGGCTATGGCTCTGCTATGCTCATGGCTCGTGTTAAATATGGTAGTCCAAAAGCGTTGAAGATGACAGAAGAACTAATGGAATTCTTTACCAATGAGGCGTACAAGGCATCTGCTTTATTAGCAAAAGAGAAGGGGTCTTTTGACCTATATGATGAAGAACAGTACTTAAGGGGAGAGTTTATTGAGAAGCTTGACCCATCAACTATAGCATTGATTAAGAAGCATGGAATGAGAAATTCTCATGTCACCTCAATTCAACCTACCGGCAATAGTTCGTGTTTCGCGAACCTTGTTAGCGGTGGTCTTGAGCCCTTATTTATGCATGGTTATGTCAGAACTTCCATACAGCCTGTTCCTCCAGAAGGGTTAGCTGTTCCAAAAAATGTGAGCTGGGAAAACAAGAAGTTTGATATAGACAGTTATAACGGAAGCCCTCATACTGATTGGAAATGGATAAAAGAAGGAGATGAAAATCTCTTAGCTACTTCATTTGAAGATAAGACCTGGAAGTTTGACCGTAATAGAGGTCTAACTAAAGAGGAGTGGGTCGAAGACTATGGAGTGTCTATTCTGAAGGGGCTCGACAAGTGGAATCCTGAAGCTCAGTGGGCATCATGTTCTATGGAGCTAGATGTAGATGCCCATGTTAATACAATGTCAATCTTCGCAAAATGGGTAGACTCTGCCATCTCTAAAACCATTAACCTGACCAAAGAATACCCATATGATGACTTTAAAATGGTGTATACCAAGGCGTGGAAAAATGGTATCAAGGGTTTTACTACCTATAGAGCAGGCACCATGACCTTTGTTCTCGCTGCGGAATCATCTTTGGATGATAACGAGGACAAAATCAAACCTACCGTTTCACCCGACCGTCCCCGCGAATTACCGTGTGATGTCTACCACATTAAGGTAAAGGGCGAGTCATACTTCGTTTTAGTTGGATTATATAATGGTGATCCTTATGAAGTATTTGCGGGTAAGAATGGATTCATAGACAAAAAGGTATTAAATGGAACTATAATAAAGTTGGGTAGACCTAAAGGGGTGTACAAGGCCATTTTAGAAGACGGCTTAGAACTTTCCCCAATAAACCAAACGTGTTCCGCTGAAGAAGATGCCTTGACCCGTATGACCTCACTAGGTCTACGACATGGTGCAGATATACATCTGATTGTACAGCAGCTTGAGAAGGTAAAGGGCGATATGACATGCTTTGCGAAAAGTATGGCTAGAGCCATTAAAAAATACATCCCTGATGGTGCTAAAGAAAACTGTGCTTGTCCTGAATGCGAGGGAAAAGAGAGTCTGATCCGTCAAGAAGGATGTATTACCTGTACTCAATGTGGCTTTTCGAAGTGTGCTTAGTGTATTTATATTAGGTATGGCTTGCTTTGCCTATCTAATTTTTATAATAAAATAAAAAGGGAAAGATTTAATGGATGACTATAATTCTCCAGAAGAACTCGTTGAAGCCTATACACAGGGCTTTGCGGGAGCAGAGTGTGATCCAGAAGACCTAAAGGCTCTTTTGGGAGAGCTGCCTATGCCTATGTTTGGTGCGGCAGCGTGGGAACTATCTGAGAGCGGGGCTGGAAAGCTCAGTCTGCCGTTTAAATCTTTAATAAAATTTGATCCTGGGTATGGTCCTTCGGAGCGTCAAACTACGGGCGACTGTGTAAGCCATGCTACTAGAGGTGCCGTTGATATTACTCGGGCTGTAGAAATAGATATTAAAGGAGAGGCTGAATCTTGGGAAGCACGAGGTGCTACTGAGGGGATTTACCAGTCAAGAGACCACAGAGGACAAGGAATGTCTTGTTCTGGTGCGGCACGATATGTAAATCAAACAGGAGGAGTATTGCTTCGTAAAGCATATCCTGATTTCGACTTGTCTGTTTATGATTCATCTAGTGGTGCTAAGCATCGGATACCAGATTCAGTATATAGAACAGAGGCACGTAAGCATCCTGTTAATACTATCTCTTTAGTGTCAACTGTTGAAGAGGCTAGAGACGCATTAGGTAATGGATACGCCTTGTCATGCTGTAGTAGTCTGGGCTTTTCGTCTACTCGTGATGCTCAGGGCATTGCAAGACGCTCTGGCTCTTGGAATCATGCGATGGCCTGGATAGCCTGTGATGATACTCGCGAACTTTTTGATGAGATGTTGTTTTTAATTCAGAATAGCTGGGGAAAATGGAATGGTGGTCCCAAGCGTCACGGTCAACCTGATGGAAGCTTTTGGGTGCGTGAGCGTGATGCTCGATCCATTTTGAATGCTCGCGGTTCCTTTGCGTTCAGCGATGTAAAAGGATTTCCTGCACGTCAGTTACCAAATTATGGCTTAGGAGGTTGGGTATAATGGAAAAAGAGAGTAGGTTAAATTTTAGGGGGCTGCTAGGAATTTTGCTTATCGCTATAGCGTTTTTGTATAAGTCTGGAGGAATATTACCTCTAGGTGATGCAAAGCTGGAGAAGCCAGAAGCAGATATCGTTGCACTTGTTGACGGTATTAGTGTTTCAGATGATGCTGGCTCTAGTAAGCTGGCAGGACTGTTCAATGCTTTATCAGAGAAGCTCGATAAGGTTACGCTTAACACGAATCTCCAAGTCCAATACCTTATGGATTTTATTGGCAAGAAAACATTTGGTTCGGAGCTTATGGACAACGGGTCTCCTAAATATCCAAAGTTCTCTCCATCCGTTGCGAAAGCTATGACTAAAGTTTTAGGGCCACAGACTGATACGGACCCTATAACTGGAGATAAAAAAAGAAGATTAGCTCGACTCTTCTATGGCTTGTCATGGAAACTATATAAGTCTGAACAAGATAAAGAATACGAGTCGTATAAAGCGAAGGCATTGTCAGCGATTAAGGAATATGCTAATGTAGAGCCCGACCCTCCAGACGAAGACGAAGACGAAGACTGTCCGTGCGAGGGGCTGGGATATATTATTCATGGAGATGGGCACCGTACTCCATGCCCATGCATAGAATCTGGTAAGAAATGCACCCATAACCCTAAGTGTGGTACTGAGGCTCCTCCTGTAGAGGTTCCAAAGAAGAAAGAGTGTGTCTCTTGTAAGAAGGCATCTCCACCTAAAGTTTCACCACCCTCGTCTAATAGAAGATATAGACGTAGGGGTATTTTCGGAGGTCTATTTAGACGATGAAATTAGAAGAAATACAGGCTCGGTTTGGGTCAGAAGTTGATCATCCTGAGCTACTTCCATTAGCAGCAAAGGTCTATGATCTAGCTAGTGAAGATGCAAAAGAAGACAATTATACCTTTGATATAGTCACTATAATCATGTTAGTGAATCTATTATACCGGATTGGAATGATAATCTGGAACTGGTATCATCGAGATAAAGAGCTGGCTATTAGAAAAAGCTGTAAGCTTTCAATTTTTCAAAGATTTATCCTATGGACTGTCGTAGCACGCAAGGTTCCGAGAAAAGAAAGAGCCTATTTGTATGACGGTGTTGTGGGTATGGTGTATAAGTTTACTGACGATGAACGTAAACTTTGGTTTAAATCGTATTAATCCTGAAAGGGGAACATAATGAAAAATAAACTATCAACGCTTTTAAAATCCCGTAGATTCTGGGCAGCAGCAGCAGGTTTGGTGGCTGTAGTTGGTCAAGATGTGTTTGGTGTGGAATTAGATACCGAGCAACTGGTTGCTATCTCTACTATAGTTGTGGCATGGATCATCGGTGATGCTGTTCGTGAAACCAAATAAGAGAAGGGGCGAGTAATGGATAATATTTTAGGATTTGTAAAAAACCTTGATACCTTTCAACTTATTCTTCTTGCGGCGGGTGCGTTTTTACTATGGCCTACCATCCAAGGGTACTTAGGTGACTTCTGGGATGACTCAGAGAAAAAGCCTGTCGTGCATAATGAATCTGAGTTGGCCGATCTAGTATGTAAATGGGAATGTCTTGCTGATGGTTGTCGTGAGCACGGCTTAGACGAGGCTTGCGTTAAGCTTAAAGAAGTCTTCCCTATGTTAGTTGACGCACACAAAGAGGAAGAAGAAAACGATGTCGAAAAAGAGAGAAGAGAGAGCGGGGTCACTACGTAGTTGGAT